TTGGCACTATTCTCAAACTCTGACTTCCTGTAGATGTAGTTAATACTTCCATATAAAAGTAACAAATACCTAAGTAATTGTTTTAAACAAATATAACAAAAAAAGGGCAACTACGAATAGTTACCCCTTTAATAATAGTAAAGTAGTTAATTATACTTGAACTAAAGCAGGAACAGTTATTGCTCCTGTTAGTCCTGCAAATTCACTTACTGGGAATGTAGCCTGAGTAGCATCTGTTGCACAGAAGTTAGCAGGAGAAACTTCCATAGCAGTAAACGTTAGGTTATATCCGTTGAAATCTCCTAAAGCGTTACCAGTACTTACAGTACCTGTTGTCACATCAGCGCCATTGTCTTTACCCATAAGCATAACATTATCATTATGGTCTACGATAAAGATATGAGGTCTACCAGAAGCTAATAATTTTAACTCCTTATTGTCCTCTTTAGTTAACTTCTTGAAAGTTACATTTAGTACTTGCTCATAGAAAACAGTTCCGTTCTCACGAGAAGCATTGATTGTTTGTTCAAAAGAATTGTTTCCTTTGAGTTCGTATTCGAAAAGACCGAAGTCAGTAGCACTTGTGCAGTTAGTAATCTCATCATCTGTTAATGTATAAGTTCCTAACACACCGTAATCCACTAAGTAAATACTCTTAATACCTGCTACAGAGTCTTTACAAGCTTCAGCTCTTGAACGTGTTAAATTACAAGCCATAGTTTTATTTTTTTTATTAAAAAAGGGTAGGCAGATTAACCACCTACCCCTCTTTGATTATTACAATTTCTAACTCTTAGTTAGCTGAGTTTGTGATTCCGTATGTAGTTATATCTGAAATCTGAGCATACTGTACTCCTGCTGAGAATCTCATTACAAGACGAGCATTTTGAGAGCCATCTAAGTCAGCCATATCCAATAACTTAACTTCGTTGTGGTCAGATAGAAGACCAGTTCCAAAGAACAAGTTACTCTTTTCAGCAGCAATTGCCTTATTGTCTCCAAGTCCATTAGCAACAAAGATTTTTACGCCATCTATAGAAAGACCGCCTCCTTGATACCACATTGTTCCATTTGAACCAACACCGTTAGCTCCGATAGAACCTACGTTGTCATTTCCTGCTGCGTTCTGTACAGCAGCAAATCCTCCTAATGCACGAACATAAGAACGAGCAATATTTTGAGAAACATACAAGAATAAATCATCACTTCCGTATAGTGAAGCAGGAATAGCATCTACTAATTTTCCTAATTCAGCGATTACGTTAGAAGCAGTGATTGTTGCTCCTGCAACTTCTTGAGCAGCAGGTAACCCTGCATCAGCAGCGATTTTAGTAGTCAAACCATCGAATTGACCGTTAGTACTAGTATCTCCTTCCCAGATAGATTTCTCAGTTCTTTCAGCTACTTTAGCAGCAACGTGACCGATAATGAAGTCAGCGAAAGATGGAGGTAATGAATCGAAAGAAGAGTAACCCATTTGTACAGCTTCCCAGTCAGACTGAAAGTCTTTCTTACAAAGTTGTAGGTTTACTTGTTGCTCTTCTGGCTGAAGGATTGCTTCAGTTAGAGTAACTGTAGAAGTTGGGTCAAAGTCACAAGTTGCATCTTTAACGATATCGTCAACTGATACTTTCTTGATTACTTCTTTAAACTTCACGTTTGGTTTTACGGTAACACCACCCTGTGAGATAGTATTAGCTTCTAGTAAAGCAGCAGCGATATATTCCCCTGCAAACTCCCCTGCGTAAGTTGTTGTAATTGATGTAGTTGTAGCCATTTTTATTTATTGTTTAGTCGATTAAATACTCTGTCTAATGTGCTAGAGGGTCTATTTTTACCATAGCTAAATATTTTCTTTTCTGCCTCCTCTGATTCTGGACTATGTTTAATTGGTTCAGCGGCAGGTTCTGAAGCTAACTCAGCAGATAACTTTTCGATTTGTGCAGACATCTCAGCTTTCTCCTTGATGTAAGAACCCATCTCTCTGTCAATCATTTCTGCCATTTCAGCTAACTTAGCATCCATTTCAGCTAACTTAGAAGCAAACGCTTCTTCTGTTACATAACCTTCCATTAATGAGGTTTCTTCTTCTACCGTCTCTTCAACGGATTCTTCTGTTGCTTCAGCTAACTCTTCGTTAACATCAGCGTTTTCTACCTCAGCAGGAGCTTCTACTTCCTCAGATAAAACAACATCCTCTTGAACCTCTTCAGATTCTACAGATTGTTCCTTTTGAGTAAGCAAAGACACCTTCTGGAGGATTTCACTAAGTAGTGATGTTGCTTTTGGATTTTCCATAATTTTAATAAATATTTATAATAAAGTAACTAGGTTCTAATTAAGTGTTCGATTTTTAATTTGCAGCAATACAAGCATCACAATCTACATAGACTGTTTCTGACTCTATATGGTGCTCTCCACTTGATACCGAATGTAAAACAGTGTAGCAATTTGAATGGTTTGTATTCTCAAAGTTCAAGTAGTAAACATTACCCGCAGTAAGAGTTCTATCGTGTAAGTGTATTTCTTTATGCATACTATGCCCACATCTTTGCACCTTATAGTAATTGACTACGCCTGTATGAACTTCTCCTGTTATATTTCCAATTCCTTGTGCCTGTAAGCTTCCATCACAGCATTTACTGGAGTATGTTTTGCCATCAGCACATAAGCATCCTCTTTTACCTCCTTTTGGACTGCTTTTGCTATAGGTATATTTTCTTCTTTTATCCATACTAATCGTTTTCTAACTGCTTTAATTTAGATTCTGCCCATCTAAGACCTGCTTTACCTCCCCAAGCATCATACATTAATTTGCCACAACCATCAGAATATGATTTAGATGATTTTAGGTCTCCTGCATGACGTGCTAAGAAGCTTCTCATTCTCTTAATCGTAGATACTGTTATTGCAGATTTTGATGCTAATTGATTTGCTCTACGTTTCCCTACCGAAGTTCCACAGCTACCCCAACCATTCTCTTCTGCCCATTTTAAGGCATTCTTAGCATTGTTTGATACCGCATCAGGGTAATCACTAAAAGACTTTAGATTCATCGTGTGAGCCTCTAATTCATCGGCAATCTCTTCCAGTAAGGAAATAGAGTCTGGACTGTTTAGTAAGTCATCCTCGCTCATTTCTATTTTATCAGTAAAGTAGCCTTCTATAGAAAATCCACTTACTTTTCCAGTCTTAACGTAGTTCTCCCATACGTCATCATTATTAACCTTCATTGAAACCATCCAAGTGCCAACTGGCAAATCCATTCCAAATTTACGAGACTTGTCATGGACGTCATCTTCAATTATCCAAGACTCAACAACAGAAAGCCCATTGAGTTTAGCTTCATGCTCTAATGTTGATTCGTTCTGATTACCTCTCATTAGGAATAATTCAGATGCTTGTCTAACTGTATCATCTGAAAAGTATATATAATACTCTTCTTCTTCGCTTTGGCGATAGATGTTTTTGTTTGGTATCAATGCAGCTCCCATAAGGATTCTTTTCTCATTGTCAACCTCAGCTAATTGTACTTTATGCTCCTTTGATAGTGCAATAAAGTTTTCCTCTATAGCAGGTCTGTCTACAATACTAATTGCTTCAATACCTGAAAAAAGAGCTTCTTCGTCTATTAATAATTCTACTATTCTCATAATTTTGGTTTTTATCCGATTCCTGCTGTATCTACTATTCTTCTATCTAACTCTTGTTGATTCGTTACATCACTTCCTACTACGAAAGCTCTAATTGGTTGATTTACCTGTCCTCCTACCGCTTGAGCTAATTGATTAGTTCCAGATGCACCTACTACATTAAAACTTGGTGCTTGAACTGTAGTACCTCCTGCACCTCCTCCACTAGGAGTTGTTGGTGTTTTCATTGGGTCTGTGGCTAATATCTTTCTAACAGCAGAAAAGCCTTGTAAAGCAGTTGTAGCTGCTACAACAAAACTTAATGGAGGTTTTATTTCAGCGAGAGCTTTTGTTACACCTTGATAGGTATTGATAACAGCCATTGAAGCTGCTACAGCTTTACCTACCGTACTACTAGCTCCTGCTGCTTCAACAATAGCATCTCCTAATTCAAAAAGAGCTTCTTTCTCTGCTTCTACTCTTGACCTTGAATAAAATTTAGTAACGTTATCTCTTGCCTGTTGAGATAATTCTTCCGCCAATCCTAACGCCTCTATACTAGCAATAGCTTGATTATATTCAGTCTCTATAGAAGCTAATTTATGAGTTCTAACAGCTACATCTAAATCTAAATTCCTATTTGCGTAAAATTCTCGAATACGACCTAGTTCCTTAATAGCATCTATTTCTAATTGATATTCAAGTAGCTTATTTCTAAGTTCATCTGAAATACCTCCACGAACCTTAGAACGTTTTTCTCTATCTTTCTTTTTCTTTTCAGCCTTTTTTTCAGCTTCATCTACTTTTATATTTGTAAATCCTAATAGAATTTCTGTGTTTTTTTGAGCATCCTCTACAATCTCTTTATTCAAATCCCTTATTTCTTCAGCAGCATCCTTCATAGGGTCTACTAAAGTCGTTTGTGCAGTACTGGAGGTGGCTATAAATGCGTTATTTAAAGTCTTACTCCCCTCTTCAGCATATTTAAGTGCTTCGTCTAAAGAATCAAATCCCGCTTCTAGAGCCATTCGAGTTTGTTCTACCTCATTCTGCAAAATAACTCCTGCTAATTTAGATATCTTTTTTCTAGCTGCTTCCGCCATAGCTAATTTAACTATAGACTTTCTATAATTATCAGTAGCATCTCTAGCATCGTTAGTATCATCTTTTAAATCTTGTAATGAAATACCACTCTCATCTAATTTATCTATAAAATCAGGAAACTCTTTCCTTAGATTCACTATAGCATCTCGCTTCTCTTCCGTAGATTTACTAGAATCAGATATAGTTCTAACATATAATTCAAAATTACCATTAAGACTCTCTACTCCACTGGCTGCCTCCTTAAATGTTTCACTAAGTAGCGTTACAGAACCAGACCATTCCTTAAATTTCTTAATTATCTGAGGTAAGAAAGATAACAATAATTGAACTCCTATTATTATACCTCCAACTCCCATTAGAGAACGACCTAGAGTCCTAAAAGCACCTAATAAACCGCCTTCTCCTGTACGAGCATATTCCTGTCCTAATTCAATTAAACGACCAATATTATTAGCCATACCTTGCATTCCATAGGCAGCATCGGAAGCAACACGACCAGTCTCTATTAATATAGTATTATTTAAACCAGTTTGAGTCCTGTTGGTTTTAGTGGCTTTAGAATTATTTTTAACTGACTCAGTTAATCCATCAATACTATCCTGTGTTTTTTTTGTCTGTTTAGTAGCTTGTTTACTATCTACAGATATTTTTATAAAAACGTTTTTATTTGCTGCCATAATAGTATCTTTTCAATTGTTTCTTCATATCACTAACTGTTCCTATAGCCTTATACTTACCTTTAGCAACATCTATCTCTTCTGATATTCCATACCAGTCATCTATATTCAGTAACTCTATAATCTGTTTTATCATTATACTATTTCTTCTGGATTAAGGTTAATCAATTCTAATTCTGTTTTACCTGTAGTTAGATTAGTACTTATAGAATTAATACGGAACA